ATTCTTTCTTTCTAAAGGAGGAACCGACATCGTATGTGCTTCTAACACTAACGAACAGAGTGGAATCCTCTTTGAAGAAATTAACAATATGCGAGAACAGAGCAAAGCTCTCAGAAATGAGAAACGCTCCAGAAAGAACATCTTTTATATCTATTCTCCTAAGAACAAAAACAAAATCAAAAAGCTCTCAGCTCAAAGTAGAAACAAAGATGGCTATAACATCGAAGTTGGCTGCATTGATGAAGTTCATGAAATGACCGATTCTAAGGTTTACGATGCAATCAAGCAAAGTCAGTCAACCAAGAAAGAGCCTCTTATTTTTATCATCACAACTGAGGGAACAACTGTTGATGGCTTCCTAGACAACAAGCTTGAATACTGCCGCAAAATGATAAAAGGTGAGATTGACGATATCCGCATCCTTCCTTGGCTTTATACTCAGGACAGCGATGAAGAGATCTTTTCTGATCCATCTAGTTGGCAAAAGAGCAATCCTTCCATAGGAACCATTAAAACAAAGTCCTATTTTGAGGACATGATGGTAAAAGCCAGGAACGATTTAGCTACTAGAGTGACAATGATGTGTAAAGATTTCAACATCAAGCAGCTTGAAAGCGGCTCCTGGTTAACTTATCAAGACCTCAATAACGAGGAAAAATATAAACTTGATGATTTAAGAGATAGCTATGCGATAGGAGGAGTGGACCTTTCATCCACAACAGACTTGACCGCAGCAACTCTCCTTATCATAAAAAATGGCAAGAAGTATGTAATCCCACACTTCTTTATGCCTTCAGAACTAGTCTCTCAAAGAGTCCAGGAAGATAAAATCCCTTATGACATCTGGATTAAGAAGGGGCTGGTCACTCTTACAGAAGGAAATCAAAATGACTTTTCTTTAGTCACACAATGGTTTCTTAAGATGGTAAGAGAATATGGGATTAGACCTTTGTGGATTGGCTATGATCCGTGGAATTCACAATATTGGGTGAAGGAAATGGAAGATGCTGGTTTCACAATGGAAAAGGTTCGACAAGGAATCTACACTCTTTCAGAACCTATGAAACAGCTAGAAGGAGACCTCAAGAATAAGCTTGTTATCTATGATAATAACCCTATCCTCAAGTGGTGCTTCTCAAATACTCAAGCAAAAGTGGATATAAATGGGAACATACAGCCTAGCAAACTTAATTCAAAACTAAAGAGAATCGACGGGTGCGTTAGCCTGATAATCTCTTATGCAGTTTTAAATCGCTATAAGCTTGAGTACGAAAACATGATTAGTTAGGAGGTCGCTATGGGATTATTTGACATCTTCAAAAGAAAGAAAAAAGTAGTGGCACCTGTTAACTATGATGCTCAGCTATTTAAATCAACTCTCAACCTTTTCACAGACTTTGGTGACAACATCAATGCTTCAGATATTGTGAAGATCTGCATTGATCGAATTGCCACCCACTCAGCAAAGCTGAAGCCTAGATATGTGAAAACGGAAGACGATAAAACCGTACAAGAAAAGAAAGGAAACATTTCTTACTTATTAAAGTTTCAACCAAACCCTTTGATGAGCCCTTATGACTTTATCTATAAGGTGGTGACTCTTTTGTACTTAAACAACAACGTGTTTATCTATCCTGTCTACGATCAGGAAACGTATGAGCTTCTGGAGCTTTGGCCATTAAAGCCTAATTCGGTTGAAGCACTCAAGGATGAAAGCGGAGCGTTATATCTCCGTTTTTATTTTTCAGACAAGAAGCCTTTCACTCTTCCTTATGAATCAGTTATTCATTTGAGAAGATTTTATGGAACGAATGACATCTTTGGAGGAAGCGGAGCGGTGAGCGATCACTCAGCTTTGCTGAAGACAATCAAAATTAATGATTCAGTCCTCCAGGGATTAGATAACGCGATTAGAACCTCTTTCCAAATTAAAGGCTTGCTCAAGATAAATGGCATGCTTAACGAAAAGGATAAGCAAACCCAGAAAGCCGAGTTTGAAAGAGCTCTAAAAGAATCGGTTGGTGATAGTGGTTCTTCCATTGTTCCAGTCGATTTAAAAGCGGATTATGTTCCGCTAACAGTTGATCCTAAATTAGTGGATTCGACAACTTTATCTTTCCTTCAAAAGAAGATCATTACTTACTTTGGAGTGAGCGATGCAATCTTTGATAACAAGTTCAATGAAAACGAATATAACGCTTTCTATGAAGGAGTGATTGAAGGAATAGCTATTTCTCTTTCTGAAGCCTTTTCAAAAGCTCTGCTTACCAGAGGCCAACTAGAAAGAGGAGAACAAATCATTTTCTATTCTGAAAGGCTCCAATATGCCTCATGGAATACAAAAGTCCAGGCTATCGAGAAATTGATGGGCCTTGGCATCCTTTCTCTTAACGAATCAAGAGCCCTTCTTGGGTTTGAACCTATCGAAGGAGGAAGTAGAAGGCTACAATCTCTCAACTATGTTGATGCAGACAAAGCCAATGATTACCAATTGCAACCTATAGTTTTACAACCTAAGAAAAAGGAGGATCCAAAAGATGGAGAAGGAAACTAGATTCTCAACCATTGCAAAACGTGATGGAGAAGAAGAAAACAAAATGGTAGTGGAAGGCTATGCGATAGTCTTTGATGAAGAAACTCTTATCGGTGATGAAGAAAGAGGTTTCATTGAAGTAATCGACAAGAATGCTTTAGCAAATACCAATATCAAGGATGTGCCATTCAAGTACAATCACAATGACACAACCTTAATCTTAGCGAGGACCAGAAATGGTTCTCTTTCTTTAGAAGTCGATGAAAAAGGGCTTAAGATTAGAGCGGAACTCATCGATACAACCAGCAATAGAGACATTTATAAATGCATTGAAGCTGGCTTATTAGACAAGATGTCGTTTGCTTTTACTGTTAAAAGTCAAAGCTGGGATAAAAGTGGAAAGATACCAAAGAGAACGATCACGGCAATTGATCGCCTTTTTGATGTATCGGTCGTTGATTTGCCTGCATACGATCAAACTTCTATCCAAGCAAGCTCTCGTTCTTTAGAAATCGTGGAGGCGGAACTAAAGGCATTGGATGATGCAGAGAACCTTGAACGTAGAACGATATTAGCAAAGCGAATAAAACTCAAAACAAAGTTTTAAGAAAGGAGATTCACAATGAATCTAGAATTACGTTTAAAGGAAATTAAAACCCGCCTTGATGAAATTAGGGGTTTAGTCGATGCTGAAACTGATGTTGAAAAGCTCGGTGCTTACGATCAAGAAGTCGACGAATTAACAAATGAACGCAAAGCTATCGAAAAGAAACTCGCTTTAAGAGGCAAATTCGATGTTGCTGACGTCATTGAAACCAAATCCACAGAAACTAATGAAGAATTAGAAGCTCGTGGTAAAGCCTTAAAGGAAGGCAGAACTGTCACCGTTACCGCTGATGGAGTCTTACTCCCAACCCATGTCGATGACAAGATTACTCCTGTTCCTTTCCGTGAAGTCTCTACTTTAGTAGAACAAGTTCACACCGTTAACTTAAAAGGTGGAGAAACCTATAAGAAATCCTTTGTTAAATCTCATGGAACTGGTGGATTAACTGCAGAAGGCGATCCATACACAACCGCTGAGCCAACATTCGGTTACTTAACTATCTCCAAAGTGAAAGTTACTGCTTATGCAGAAATCACAGAAGAGTTAGAAAAACTCCCTGCTGCTGACTATCAAGCAGAAGTCCTTAATGGAATCAATATCGCTCTCAAGAAAAAAATCTCTGAGCAAATCCTTCGTGGTGCAGGTACCACAAACACCTTCAAAGGTATCTTCTCTGCTAACTGTGAAGCTTTGGCAGATGTCACTGACTTAGAAATTAGTGCGATTAACGAGAACACTCTCGATGATATCGTCTATGCCTATGGCGGTGATGAAGAAGTTGAAGGCGGCTGTGTCCTTATCCTCAACAAGAATGACTTACGTGCTTTCGCTGGTTTAAGAACTGCCGAAGGTAGAAAAGTCTATAACGTTGACTATAAAGCAAAAACAATCGATGGCATTCCATTCATCATCTCTAGTCACTGCAAAGCAATCTCTGCTTCAAGTACT